GAAAACTAATGTTCGTGGCACAGAAGAAATCTTGTTCGATATCGTAGGTGTTTCCTCTTTGGATTATTATGCCTTGTATAAGAAATACACCTATGCAACTCAAGAATCCTACAAACTGGATCATATCGCATTTATCGAATTAGGCGAAAATAAATTAGATCATAGCCAGTGGGCGACATTCAAAGAGTTCTATCAAAATAACTGGGAATTGTTCGTAGATTACAATATCAAAGACGTTGACTTGGTCGACAAACTGGAGGATAAACTGAGATTGATAGAGTTACATCTAACGATGGCATATACAGCAAAGATCAATTACAATGATGCATTTAGTCCAGTAAAGTTATGGGATGCTATCATTTATAATGATCTGTTGAATAAGAAGATTGTTATTCCAAATAGTGAACATCATTCTAAAGGTGAAGCGTTTGAAGGTGCGTATGTTAAAGACCCATTGAAAGGTATGCACAAATGGGTGGCGTCATTCGATTTGGCTTCGCTCTATCCTCATCTGATAATGCAATATAACATTAGTCCAGAAACTATTACTGATACAAGATTAAATCTTTCTATAGATGGGTTACTTAAGAAAGATCCTATTCCTGAAACAGGATTATCAGTATCAGCAAATGGTTGGTGTTATTCTAAGGATAAACAAGGGTTTCTTCCTAGTCTTATGGAAACGATGTATAATAATCGTACTGTACATAAGAAAGCAATGCTTAAGTGTGAGCAGGATTATGAAGAAGATAAGACTAAGAAGTATCTGTTAAAGGAGATTTCAAGGTTAACTAATCTTCAAATGGCACTTAAGATTGCTTTGAACTCTGCTTATGGAGCTTTGGGGAGTCCATTCTTTAGATACTATGATTTGAGGATGGCTGAAAGTATTACTTTGTCAGGTCAACTTTCAATCAAGTGGATTGCCAACACTCTTAATCAGTATATGAATACAGCAATGAAAACTGTTGATAAGGATTATGTCATTGCTATTGATACCGATTCTGTTTATCTTACTTTGGAAAATCTAGTTGAACAACATCAACCTGATAAAACTACAGAAGAAAGAATCCAATTTATGGATAAGATTTGTGGTCAGGTGATAACTCCAATCATTGAAAAGTCTTATTCTGAACTTGCAGTTTATATGAATGCATTCCAGAACAAGATGCAAATGAAACGAGAGGTTCTTGCTGATAAAGGCGTTTGGTGTAAAAAGAAAAAGTATATTCTTAGAGTTCATAATTCCGAGGGTGTACAATACGACCAACCTAAACTTAAGATCATGGGTTTGGAGATTGTAAAGTCATCAACTCCTAGTGCTATTAGAGACAAACTAAAGTCTACTATTGGTGTTATTCTTGATGGGACAAATAGTGATCTTATAAAGTTTATCGACTCTGCCCGAAAGGAGTTTATGAGTATCCCTATCGAAGACATAGCATTTCCCAGAGGTGTGAATGGTGTGAATGAATATAGCAGTAATGTTTCAATCTATTCTAAAGGTTGTCCAATTCATGTCAGAGGGGCGTTGTTATACAATCATCTTATTAAGGAATTGAACCTTACTCATAAGTATCAACCAATCAAAACTGGTGATAAGATTAAGTTCATTTACCTTAAGAAACCTAATACGATTAAGGAGAATGTAATAGCATTTCAATCTGAACTACCAGTTGAGTTTGGATTGCACAAATATGTAGATTATGATCAACAGTTTGAGAAGGTATTTCTTGATGCGTTGGATAACATTATCGAGCCAATGGGTTGGCATCTAGTGGAAAAGGCAACTCTTGATGACTTCTTTGGGTGAGATATGGAAAATATAAAAATTTTAAAAACAGGCATCAATGTATCTAAGATACTAAAACAACTTGAGAAATATCCTGAAGATTGGGGGTCACAAAGAAATATTGATGGAGCGCAATCATTGTTAGATAGAGGATTCCCTGAAGTAGCAGCTGGTGTTCTTCAATTGGTGATGGGTGGTGTTAGATCATTAGATGAATATGTAGGGGATACAGAAATTTGTATTCCAACTCCTGCGTGTGAGCATCATACCGAAATTTTAAGATTTGTTAGAAGACACTTCAAGAAGTTTAGTAGATGTGGCTTCTTATCATTGCCAATAGGTGGTTCAGTGGGAAGACATATTGATGTTGGTGATTATTATCAAACAAGGGATAGGTATCATTTAGCAATTCAAGGTTCTTATAGATATTTTGTTGGGGATGAATCGGTAGTCGTTAATGCTGGTGATTTACTATGGTTCAACAATAAGTTAGAACACGGAACAGAAAACTTAGGTGATTGTGTTAGAATAACATTTGTATTTGATGTACCACAAACTAAAAAACCATATAGGAAAATATGAAAAACTTAACAGATTTTATGATGTGTCTTGATAATGCTATACCAGATACTGTTTGTGATTCCTTAATACAAAAGTTCGAAAATGCAGACGATTTGGTGTATAGTAATAATGATTGGGGATTTGATTATCGCTCATTCCACGAATTAACATTAACTACTCATCCAGATTTTGCAGAAGAACAAAAAGTGTTATATAACACTTCGCAAAAGTTATATAATTTTTACAAGGAAAAATGTAACATACAATTTTTTCCCGAGAAAATTGGCTACGAAGACGTTCGTATGAAGAGATATAGAATCAATGATGAAGATCAGATTGGATGGCATACCGATGTTGGTGATTATGCATCGTCACGTAGATTCTTGGTTATGTTTTATTATCTGAATGATGTTGAGGAAGGAGGGGAAACTGTTTTTAGTGATGTAATAACAAATGATATGCCTATAAAAGTGTTACCGAAGAAAGGTAGAGTTGTTATATTCCCAGCAATGTGGATGTATCCACATAAAGGGATGAAACCTTTGAGTAACGACAAATATATTGTTTCTACCTATTGCCATTACTTATAAGTTTACAAATCGTTGATTCTATAGTATAATAGTTGTAATTATAACAAAAAGGTGAAAAAATGAGTTTAGTAGATATTTTAAAAAAGACCAGTACAATCAAAGCATCGGATATCTTGGATGTATCTAAGTTCTTTACTAAAGCAGATATGGTTACGACATCTGTTCCAGCAATGAATGTTGCATTATCAGGGAAACTTGATGGAGGGTTTGTTCCAGGTCTTACGCTGTTTGCTGGTCCAAGTAAACATTTCAAAACCAGTTTTAGTTTGCTTTTAGTTAAAGCATATATGGACAAGTATCCTGATTCTGCTTTACTATTTTATGATTCTGAGTTTGGCACACCACAAGATTACTTCAAGTCGTTTGGTATTGATACTTCTAGGGTTCTTCATACTCCTATCACAAATATTGAGGAGCTAAAGTTTGATGTAATGAAACAGCTTGAAGCTATTGAACGAGGTGCTAGAGTTATCATTGTTATTGACTCTATCGGTAACTTAGCGTCTAAGAAAGAATTTGATGATGCTATGGATGGCAAATCTGTAGCAGATATGACCAGAGCAAAAGCATTGAAGGGTTTGTTCAGGATGGTAACTCCTCATCTTGCTATGAAAGATATCCCTATGGTAGCAATCAATCATACCTATCAGACCCAAGAAATGTATTCAAAAGCAGTAGTATCAGGTGGCACTGGAATTTACTATTCATCTAGTAACATTTTTATCATTGGTAGACAACAAGAAAAGGAAGGTACAGATGTTGTGGGTTATAATTTTATTATTAATGTAGAAAAGTCACGTTATGTAAGAGAAAAAGCAAAGATTCCTATTACAGTTCTATTTGATGGAGGTATCTCACGTTGGTCTGGATTACTTGAGATGGCATTAGAATCAGGTCATGTTATCAAACCATCTGCGGGGTGGTATAGTAAATCAGATATAGATGGGGTTATTGAAGAGAAGAAATATAGATTAAAGGATACCCATAATAAAGATTTCTGGATGTCTATATTATCGCAGAAATCTTTCCAACAATGGGTCGAATCTAAATATAAGTTAGCAGCAGAGTCAATCATTACCGATGATGATATCGAGGCAGAACTTGAAAATGTAGAATAGATTATGAGGGTATTGTTTTTATAGACAATACCCATCTTTTATAGTATAATAGTCGTTTAAATGGAGAATTATATGAGTTACGAAGTGATTGAATATTATGTTGAAGATGGCGAACAAGTTCTTGCAGTAGAAATATCAGGTGGTGAATTTGATGGAACAATCTTTTCATATGGAAAAGTAGAGTTTCCAGAACCAGATGAACCAAATCTAAGTTTCAATTATACAGTCCACCATTCCGATGTTGATACAGCAAATGAAAGATTTAAAAATAGAATAGGAGATATATTGGTAGAGATGATAGAAGACTCACTTAAAAAGAACGAAACAGTATTTTCTGGTGGTATTTGATGTCCAGAATTGAAACAACCATTCTTTCTAATCTGATACACGATGAGGAATATTCCAGAAAGGTTATTCCATTTCTTAAGAAAGAATATTTCGCAGATAGAATCGAATCTATTGTATCCGAGGAAATCCTAAAGTTCTTCGAAACATTTACAAAATCAGCAACTCCAGAGATCTTATCTATTGAGATATCTAATCGGAGAGATATAAACGCAACAGAACTTACTCAAACCCAAACTTTGATTGAATCTTTAACTCATAATGAAATCAATCAAACATGGTTGATTAATGAGACTGAGGCATTTTGTAAACAGAGGGCAGTATACATTGCTATATTAGATTCCATTCAAATCATAGAAGGTAAAGATAAAGTTCATACTCAGGAAGCAATTCCTAATCTGTTATCAGAAGCATTGAGTGTTTGTTTCGATACTAATGTTGGTCATGATTACTTCAATGATGCCGATGCTCGGTTTGACTTCTACCGTGGAGTTGAAGAAAAATTACCTTTTGATATTGATATCTTGAACAAGATTACAGCAGGTGGATTATCTAGAAAGAGTTTAAATATCTTCTTAGCAGGAACTGGAGTCGGGAAATCTTTGGTAATGTGTCATATGGCAGCAGCAGCCTTAGCACAAAATAAGAATGTCTTATACATTACTATGGAAATGGCTGAAGAACGTATTGCCGAACGTATAGATGTTAATCTATTGAATCTAGGTATGTCTGAGATTAAAACTATTGATAGAAATATCTTTGATAGTCGTGTTCAAAAGTTGAAGAAGAAGTGCCAAGGCTCTTTAATCATTAAGGAATATCCAACTGCCTCAGCTCATACTGGTCATTTCAGAGCATTAATTGAGGAATTGAAAGCAAAGAAAGAGTTTATCCCAGATATCATCTTTGTTGATTACCTAAATATATGTGCATCTCAGAGAATGAAGTTTGGTGCAGGTGTGAATAGTTATACCTATGTTAAGTCTATTGCTGAGGAGTTACGAGGTTTGGCAGTTGAATACAATGTACCATTAGTATCAGCAACACAATCTAATCGTGAGGGTATCAATAGTTCAGATTTAGATTTGACTAACACATCAGAGTCTATTGGTTTACCTCAAACTTGCGACTTGATGCTAGCATTGATATCAACAGAAGAACTTGAAGAACTTGGTCAGATACTTTTCAAACAATTGAAGAATAGATATAATGATCCAAGTTATTATAAGAAATTTGTGGTGGGTATTGATAGAAACAAGATGAGGATATTTGACGTGGAAGAATCGGCACAAGTTGGCATAGTCGATAGTAAGTCAACTATGCCATCATATACACCTAAAGAGAAGAAAGATACTTCCGGGTTTAAGTTTTAGATTATAAAATTCCATCCTAAATCATTAGTATTTTTACCCAAATCATCTATTGAGAAATGCGGGGATTTTGATATTGTTGCTCTATTTACAACACAACCATTGGTATATTTTTTGAGAGCATTATAACAAATAGATAAGGAAGAGCAAGCCTCTTCCAAAGAATCATATCTTATATGTTTTGCCCATACAGGTTGTTTATGTTTTTCTGATATTTTGAGGCGAGATTTTGTAGATATAGGTGCACCTATAGACCACCCCTCTGGGATATCTTGTGTCTTTAATATCCACTTAATGTATATACCGTTTGATATTTTTTTCATTGTTTTACGAGTAGATGACATATTATTTTTTGTTGATGTTTTTTTAGGTTGACCTTGTAGTACCCAACCTTCTGGAACATCTTCAAACTCTTTTATATAGGAATATGATGCCCCATTAAATATAGATTTGGATCCTGTGATACTAATGGACCGATGTTTAGCTCCATCCTCTCTTAGTTTAATAAATTCTATCAAGGCATATTTTGTAGGTATATTTCTAGTTGCCAACAAAAGCTCCACTGCCCTTGATTGAGAGCCGCCAAAAGTTTTCCATAGAATAACATGAGCTATAATATGCTGATGCGTCGTTAGGTCAACAATGTTCCAAGGAAATATTTTTTTATTAGTGTATTCTGGAAATAGGTCTTTTGCTTTAGGGCAAATATGGTGACCTTCAGTATAACCTAGATTATATGAGTTTTTTATTCTACACCCACCTATAAACTTCATATACCTTTTAAGATAATGAGGATTATGTGGTTTGCTAGAAAGTATGGTATAAATATCGTTGCTGGTCATATTGATTCCTGAATTGATAGAAGAATGATTAGAGCCAATAGATGTTGACGCATCGTGATTGGCATTTTTTGTTTCAATACTATTTATAAGAATTGAAAACTCGCTATTTACTTTTGTTAAGGTTTATGGTATAATATATCTTTATTGTCGGAGATTTAAATTCTAATGAAAAAATATTATAGTTATTATAGTTGGGAAGATATAGAAACATCAGTAAAAGACATAAACGAACAAATTAATAG